TAGTTGATGGGGTTCATGCAGTCGCAGATACAACTATAGCTATAAATGGATTTGCAGGAGATGGTGCAGGTAGATTAAAAGCAGGTGATTTTATAAAGTTTGCACATTCTAAGGTCTATATGGTTGTAGAAGATGCAACATCATCTAGTAATGCATCAACAGTAACAATAGAGCCACCTTTAAGAGAAGCATTAGCAAATGATAGTGCTGTAACTTATGATGCAGTTCCATTTACAGTACATCTAGCAAGTGATGTTCAAGAATTTGCAACAAGCGAAAATGATGGTGATGGTAACTTATTATTTAGTTATGAGTTTGATGTAATAGAAAGTTTGTAAATGGCTAGAGGTTTAACAAGTGCAGTCAAAACAGAACTAGCTACTGGAAATATAGAACCAGTTGTTTTAATAGATTTTGGTTTTGCAACACCAATATATTTAACAAATGCAAGTTTTGATATAACTTCTAATATTTCTGGAACATCAAGAACCTATTTATCTAATGGACATTTACAAAGTATAACTGGGGTTAGTGAAACAAATAAACCCACAAAGAATAGTTTATCTATAAGTTTATCAGCAGTAGACCAAACATATGTGTCTATAGTTCTTAATGAAAATATAATAAATGATGACGTTCATATTTATAGGGGTTTCTTAGATACAAATTTAGCTTTAATATCAGACCCATTTTTATTATTTTATGGTACAATTAACAATTATAAGATTACCGATAATACAACGAGGGCAAATTTAATTCTAACAATAACATCACATTGGGGAAATTTTAGCAAAACAAGTGGCAGGACAACCACCGATAATTCCCAAAAAAGGTTCTTTAGTGCTGATAAAGGTATGGAATTTTCTGCACTCACAGTAAAAGATATTAAATGGGGTAGAGTATGAGTATACATTTATATCAAGCTGAAAAGAAAGATTTACAAACAATTTGTGATTTATTGATAAATTTTAAAGATGAAGATTTAGTTGATTTAGATTATCCAGAAGTAGACGAGCCTAAATTAAAAAATTTTATTAATGCGATTTTACAAAAGGGAAAAGTAATTTTATTAAAAGATTTGGATTTAGACCAAGTTATAGGCTGTACTATTTTCCACAAAACAGAATATTGGTTTAGTAAAAGTGAATGTATTCATATTCATACAATTTATGTTAAGAAAAGTTTTAGAAATTTTAAATTAGTTACAGCTTTAGTTGATTCAATTAAAAAAGTCGCAAAAGGTTTACCAATGTATTTATCGGTAACATCTGGTTTACATATAGACCCAGTATTTCAAAAACTTGGTTTTAAAAATTTAGGCTCTAATTGGAGATTAAATTAATGTGTAATCCATTTGAAGAAATAGTAAATGTTGTTGAAGATATAGTTGATGGTGTTGTTGGTATTGTTGAAGATGTTATTGGGTGGATAATACCCATGCCAGAAATACCAGATTTTTCACAACAAAATTCTGAACAGCAAGCAAGAGGGGTTTTAGTTAATAAATTTACTGCAAATGGTCATATTCCTATTGTTTATGGAACAAGAAAAGTTGGTGGTCATGTTGTATTTTTAGAAACATCTGGAACAGATAATCAATATTTATATATGGCTCTTGTATTAAGTGAGGGTGAAATAAATGATATTACCTCAATACAAATAAACGATAATACAGTTACATGGTCTGGGGATATTGCAGATAATACACAAATAACAGTTGGAAGTGGTGATGCTAATTTTTATGATGGTGCAAGTTTAATAACCTGCGAACCTCATTTTGGTTCTGATAGTCAAAGTGCATCAAGTTTATTATCCACCCTAAGTTCTTGGACAAGTAATCATAGATTAAGGGGTTTGGCATATCTTGCTATTAGATTTGAGTGGAATCAAGATAAGTTTGGCTCATTACCGAGTGTTACAGCGATAGTTCAAGGTAAAAAGGTATATAACCCTAACTTAGATGGAACTGTTACTGGTGGCTCTGGTAGCCATAGGAAAGACACAAGTTCTACATGGGCATATTCAGATAATCCTATATTGCAATTATTAGATTATTTAAGAAACGATAGATTTGGTATGGGAATAGCTAATAGTTATTTTGATAGTAACTTTGCAGATTGGCAAACTGCTAGTGATGTATGTGATGCTAATATTACCCCTTATAGTGGTGCAAGCCAGATAGACTTAATGGATAGTCATATTGTTATTGATACCTCAAGAAAAGCTATTGATAACGTAAAAGAATTTGTGAGGGGTTCAAGGTCATATTTAAACTTTTCATCTGGTATTTATAATATATTAGTTGAAAGTACTGGTTCAGCATCAATTACATTAACAGAAGATAATATTATTGGTGGCATATCAGTTTCAAGTAAAAACAAAAATTCAAGATATAATAGAGTTATTGTTAATTTTATTAATCCAGATAAAAACTATCAATCAGATACAGCACAATTTCCACCAGTAGATGAAACTGGAATAGCTAGTGCAGACCAACATGCAACAATGAAAACAGCAGATGGTGGGTTGCTTTTAGAGGGTAGGTTTGATTTTTCCATGTTTACAAGTCCATATCAAGCACAAGAGATGGCAGAAATCATTTTAAGGAGGTCTAGGTCTAGTTTAGATGTTTCGC